CCAGCTTCTCACTAGGGTCGGGTCGGTTAGCTGCCCGGGCAGCTAGAGTCTGTGTTAGTAGGGACTGCCGTAGCGCCCCCATCTGTTCATCATGCCGCTGGGCATCAGTCAGCTTTTGCGCTTGTAGCTCTGCCCGGGCAGCAAGAGTGTCCTTTAGGGTCTGTGCCCTAGCCTCCCGCGCAGCGTTCTTCTCATCAACGTACATTGGAGACTCAACAAACTGACCGCTGTTGGGCAGCATAAAGCCCTGCGTGCCCATCTTCTCCGGGGTATACTGGGCTTGCTGGCTCTTCTGCGCCATCGTCATCGCCTTGGCCGCGCCCGTGTTGTTCGCCATCTGCGCTACAGCAGCAAGTGTGTTCAGCCTGTTAGCCTGCTGGCTGGCTTGGCGCAGCATCTCCGCCTGCGCTACGCGTGGGTCAAGCTCAGTGGGGGCATCCATTAAGCTGCCCCTGCGCCCGGGTTTTGGAACTGCTGATATGGGTTAATCTGAGCTTCCGGGGGCGGCTGCATACCCTGCGCAGGCGCTCGGTTCATCATGGAGTTGCGCTGTAGCGCCTTGAGAATCATAGCGTTCTGTGCGCCCTGCACACCGTCCATCTTGCCCCCAGACTTCATGGCTTGGTCTTGTAGCCGTGCAGACTGGTAGTTCTTAGCCATCTCACCGATGTACTGCATCGGGTTGGGGGCCACATAATGCCCGCTGACCATCTGCCCCTGTGGGGTAGCGCCGCGCATGGCCTCAGCCTGCTTCTGCTGTAGTTCCATAGCCCGGGCCAGTGACTGCTGGGCTGTACCGCCCTCCAGAAGCTGCTGATATTCCTCGTCAGTTAAGACGTCATCCTGCGTATTCATGTCTCTGGTCATTTCAGCACCTCAGCGTAATTTACAGCGTAGTATCCATTGGTCATCTGCAGCACTGCGTCAGGCATTATCTTCATCACATCTTGGGCGATACAGCCAAGCTGAGGCTGCTCTTCCCCAATGTAGGTGAACACATAGACCCCGATGCCGTTGGGAAGCTCGCCCACGCGCTTGATATCCTTCTTAAGCCTCTCGTCACTAAAGGCGTAAGGCACCGCAGCACTGCCCAAGCTGAATAAACCACTCATAAGCCCCGCAGAGCTTGCGTTTTGAGCGTTCGTAGCTCCAAGGGCTGCGTTGTATTGACTGTTCGCAGCCCCCAGCATGTCTGGCCCCGCTGTCTGTGCCTGCTGTGCATAACTGCCGAAAGTGGGGTTAGTCACTTGAGAGCCTGTACGGATAGCATTAAGCTGGTTCATGTCCCTGTTAGCCACGTAGTTCTGCTCTTGCAGACCTGCGCTGCGCAGCGCGTTGGCTTGGTTGAAGCCTTGATTTTGCGCTTGTAGTCCTTCTTGGGCACCTTGCAGTGTCTGCCCGTAGGTTTGTCCCTGCTGTTGCATGCCCAAGTTGATGCCCTGTAGTCCCGCTTGGCTGTATGCGTCATTTTCAGACTGCCCAAGGTCGCTCTGCGCAGCCTTCCACGCCTCGCTGCCCCGGGTGATGCCTTGGTTGGCAAGCTGCGTCTCTGCGGCCTGCCTACGGCGGTCAAGCTGAGGGTTAACACGGGCCATGATGGCGTCCGTGGCAGTGTTGGTGGCCTGTGTGGGGTCGTAAGCTGCGCTCAGCCCGTAAGGCTTGCCGTCAGCACTTAGGGCAGTGCCAGACTGGGCTAGATTTTGGTCATTCCAGCCTTGGGCTTGTTGATTTTTTACCTTGTTAGTAGCTTGACCCTGTAGCCCTGCAAGATCAAGACTGGTCTTGTTGGCCGCATTCAGCAGCCCCTGCCCCGTGGCGTTCAGGTTAATGTTTTGAGACCACTGATTATTATCCGTGCCATCAGCATTCTTACCCTGTGACCACTCAAGTGACCCGTAGGGGGTGTACTGATTGGCCCGGTTGGCCTGTGTGGTGTACTTGGCTAAGTCCAAGTTACCAGAGGAGGTTTCCTTGGCAGCAGCGCCGTAGTCAGGTGCTGGAGGAGCCGATGATTTTCCCATTTCGTGTACCTATTCCTTCAAGTATCGGCACTGTTGCCGGGTCATTGAGTAAATTAACAAGTCCCCATGTCTGCCAGCATCCTTTATCGTAGCTTCTAAAACAAAGCCAATATGCTCGTCAAACTTCCGGGCCTGTGTGTTTGTACTGTCAACCAGCCCGATTAACTTCTTAATCTTAGCTTGGTTGAATGGGTAATCAAAGCAAACATGCAAGAACTCTCTATTCAGCCAGTCTTTGCCATCTCCAGCTAAGTGAACACACATGGAATTACCCAAGTAGGAGTCAAATAGCGTGCCTGCAACAAGCACTCCATCCTTTTCTAAACCAATACCTACGTCTGTGGGGCTGTAAGTGCCTCCAGTGCGGGAGCTGACCCAAGGACCAACTCTATCAAGATCAAGGATAATTCGCTTGGGCATATTGTAATGCAGCAGCCCCCTGAATGCAACTATTAAAAGGGGCCGCCTGCTTGGTACATATAATCAATAGATGTTAGTGTTGTATCCCCAATGCACTGAGTTATCAGCCCTAGTGCACCACTATTTCCTAGACCACTAACAGTGACCCACTCAGCGTAGGGCAGCTTACTGCCTCCCCATACACCTGAGTTCCAAGTGGCTATATTCCAGTTGCTTGTGGTCACAGTTCCGTAGCTGGGGGTGCCCATAGGGGCAGAGGGCGCAAAGTCAACAACAATGTCAGCCAGCACACCCGGAGGATTCTCTGCTACAAAGCCGGGGCGGGCCATTAGAAACTGCTTCTTTTGTGAGGGTGAGTCAAAGTAGTTGAACGCAGGCACCATTGTCCCCAGCACAGCACTACCTGTGGACGCTCCGTAGGCTACATTATCCACAAAAGATGTGAACAACAGCAGCACCTTGCCGTTAGCAGTGCCTGCGAATGTGTAGCCCGCCGTGCTGCCGTAGCATACTGACGGAATACCACTGAATGTACACCACTCATTCATAGAGGTAGACATTACGAACTGTGAGTCCTTTGCCCCTGCGTTGACAGGGGTATTGCACAGCAACAGCCGTTCGCTGGGGTGTAGTGTCAAGTCCCAGCCATTGGATGTGAAGCTCTTTCGCAGTGCCTCCCCTATTAGTGGTCGTATCTTGCTGCTGTATTCCTTGTTAGTAGCCGTAAGCATGACACTGCCGCCCCGGGTAACTGCACTTAGGGGGCTTACCCCGTCGGTGGAGATAATAATGAGGTCGCCTCCATACTGCGTGTAGGCACGCCGACCCACTGGAATCTGGCCCACGGGCCACACTCCCACTAGAGCGAATGTAGTGCCGCTAGCGGGGTCACTGCCCTTGTACACCAGCACTTCTCCATTAGAGCTTACAGCTACGAAGAAGTCATCAATGCCCTCGCCCGCGTCAATCGTCCAGCTTGACGTGTACGCCAGTGAACCTCCCCGTTTGAACAGGGGACCAAAGTCAAATGCTGTAGCCACGCCTGCAATGGAGTCCACGGGGAGATACCACGCCTTGGTAGTGTTCTTTTCTACGAACCACGCACGGCGCTTCCACAAGCTGACGTGGACTAGTCCATTAGGATTTACACCATTTATCTGCCCTGCGCCCGCACCAGCCACTCGGTGTACCCATGTGGTGCCATCATATGTGAAGTAGCCATCAACCTCGCTAGCGGCAAGAAGAAACGAGCCACCGCTGCTGATAAGCATGACGCTCTGTAGCCATCCAGCCCCCGGAGCGCCAGACAAGGCAACAGCCAGCGTGGGGGCGTTAGTCTTAGAAGTGACGTCGTATATAGCTGTGTCAGTAGCTGCGAATAATTTGCCCGGCATAGTGCTAGGGTCAGTTAAGAAACCCCCGCCCGGGAAGCCACTATTAGCTACGAAATAGGGCAGCAAGCTATCAACAGACTTATTGCCCGGGAAGTTAATGGCCCACTCTAAGTACCCCTTGCGGCAACGTACCCCATAGGAGTCTGGAATCCAGTTCGTTAGCGTAATAGCGTCCGTCGCAGGCATGTTGGCAATGCTATCCCGTGCATTTAGCCCCCCAATGGGGGCAGGAACAGTGGTGAGCTTTACAGACGACTTTGTAGGGTGCATTATAGTCCGTAATTAGTGTCTGGGATATTAATGTACCCGAGGTATGGGTATCCCGCCCGCCGCGCCAGTGACAGTGTGCGTGCGGGACTGTCTTTAGCCTTGGCTGCTGCCAGCACTCTGTTATACTCCAGCACAGATGCAGTGGTATCAAATTTCTTAGCAACTTCCCAAGACAACTTTAGCGCTGACTTGAATAGCTGTGGGTCGTACAGTATCACGTCATCATTGTAAATCAAATTGTCTCGTGGGGTAGCCCCATCACCTGATAGCACCCATGCACGGCTGCGGTAGGGGATAACTACTGTCTGCCCACCATCCCCCACACTGTAAAAGGATACTGTATTATCCGTGATGATGTACATCATCGCGAACGTAGTACCGCCCAAGTTACGAGCCTTCAGCATTTGCCACTCACCCTGCGACAACGATCCCAGCACGGGCAGCCGCTGCGTGCGGTTCCAGCTTGCATCGTTGAAGAAGGTATTAAAGTCAGCGGGCAGGTCATACACAGTGACGCCCGCAACCGTAGTGATTACAAACTCTTTAGACAATACCTGCCAGTCATCCTCATCCAGAAGCTGCTGGCCTACCTCAGTCGCCAGCGTCCACATCTGCTGCGCAGTGCGGTCTGTAGAATCTGCAATAGAAGTGGGGGGCGTGAGCCCCAGCACCTTGATAACGTCTGTGACAGCTTTTTGCCCTGTGATGTTGCGTGAAAAGTCTGCCACAGAATTCTCCTACTATTTAGCCTTGACCGTCACCGTGCGGGGAGGGGCTGCATCGTCATTGGCGGCCATCTGCGCCTGTAGCTTGGCTACCATAGCTGATAAGTCAGCCACTTGGCGTGATAATACCTGCTTCTCGTTCTCAGATTCCTCCACGCGCTTGCTCAACTGCTCCAGCGGGGCTGCTCCCTTGCTGAATTCAAGGAAGGCATTTGCCTTCTGTTTAAGCGTGAGCAGACCGGGTATACCGCCCACTGTGGAGTCGCTGGCAATGGCAAGCTGCTCCACAGTCACAAAACCCATGTACTTCAGCTCTTCCACTTGGCTGCCCGACATCACGGGCCACTGCGACAAGGGTGTACCACTCTCAAGCAGCTTGGCCCCGTCCTTGTGGGCGCGGTACGCATCGCGGAAGCGTACTTTATCGTCCTGTCGCACGGGGCGTTGCACCACATTGTCTTTGGTGCCCCGCACACGAATCTCAATCATCTCAGTGTCGTCGAAAATGGGGCGGCCTGCCTCCACACTCTTCGCCTCACTTTGAATTGGGGATGTGAAGAAACGAACGAGCAGAGCTTTATCAGCCTCATTTGCGCGCAAGTCAAACACATTATGGTCATACTCAAGTTCCATCTTATATCCTATTTTAGTTTAAGAAAACAGGGGCCGAAGCCCCTGCATATTACGGGGCCACTGCCCAAGCAGACTCGCCCACAGCCATCGTGCGTCCGCTACGGTTTAGGTAGCCCCCGCTGATAGCTGCACCGTTCGACACGGAGCCGACTGCGGTCAGGTATCTGCCGCCCTTGTTGGTGCCGTAGGCTGCGCCAAGCATCTGCGTGCGCTGGGCAGTGCCCACCGTTGGCGTGATACTGCCGCCCGTACCGCCGCCCAGCGCCGTAATGGCGAAGGTGGGTGCACTGGCGAAGCCGCTGCCCGGGCGTACCAAAGTCACGCTCGTGATAAGCCCCCCTGCCACAACGACGTCCACAGCCGCCGCAGCCAGAGGCGCGACAACTGAGGACTCGATGCGATAGGTGCCATTGGTGTAGCCTGATCCAGCCACAAACGGGACTGGCGACTGTACCATGTTGCCGATATTAGCTGCGCTCGTAGCTGTGGACCCGCCGCCAATGGCAGCGTGTTCAAAATCAGCCGCAGTAACACCTTGAATCAGAATTGGGCCGCTTGCGTTGCTGCCGACACCAATACCAGAGGACATGCCCCCGGTATTGTTGGCACCAGAAACGCCAATAGCACCATCAGTTTGATAGCTAATTGGCATTTTAAGCTCCTTCTGTCATTAAGCAGTTGCGATCAGACGGCCTTGGAACTGTGCGCCAGAACAAGTCATGTTACCAGCGAAGCCCAAGATTTGCACTTCTGCGTCTTGGTTGATTGCATAGCGCTTGTTGGGCGACAGGGCAACCATGTTACGATCGCGGTGTGGGCGATAGTGCAGGAAGTTTGTGTTCAGGAAGTACGCGGTGCGTGCTGTAGCATTACCACCGATACCGCCGTCCATCACAACGTCTGCGTCCATGAACTTGACCACTGGGAAGCCAAGATTGGCAGACTCAGGGCTGGTGAAACGCTGGAGCGCTTGCAAGCTGCCCACGTACTGCGCCCAGAACAAGCTATCAGTCAAGACCAAGTTGGGGCGGTCCATACCGCGCTGCAAGCTGGCCCACATCGCATTCATGGCGGGCTGCACAGTGGCAGTAGTCAGGGAGGCAATGGTGGTGGACTTGCTGCGCCAGAAGGCCCACGTAGCACGGTCAATGCCGCCGTAGGTGCCTGTGGTGGGGGTGACAGGTACAGCCAAGTCAAGGCCGATCAACTGCTTACCGCCAGAGCCCGTGCCATCACTGTACAGACCAGCAGAAATCAAGTTTGCCATAGTGGACTCGGCAACTTTCATACGCCCTTCCATCAGGTCAATCATCTGCTCAGGACCACTGTTTTTCAACTGGTCCAAGCCGGAAATGACCACAGGCACGGCAGCTTGCCTGATGTCGAACTGTGCGCCAGACAAGACGTCCTGTGCGGAGACAGGCAGCAAGTCGTAGCCAGAGTACCAGCCCGCATTTGCATTTTCAGCAAACGAGATTTCCTCGATGATAGACGACCCGCCGCTGAATTCGCGGATGTTGCCTTTTTCCTTGATGTAGGTCAGAAGACCGTTGTTTTTCGTGACGTTGTCACGAATCTTTTTTGACCGTTTTTCAATCGTGGTCGCGATGATGTCGGTGATCGACGTATTTGCGAATGCCATGTTGGCGCTCCTTAGAGAAAGTTAAAGAATAATTACCTACGACTCGCGACTCGCATAGATGCCGCAATGGCTGATCTAAGATCGTCACTCTCGCTGTCTTCACTTGCTCGCCCCGGTGCGCCGTTGTTCGGTATGCTGACCGCTGCTCGCTTTGCCCTGAGTGCTGCTTCGCTTCCGCTGGCTGCACCCTGTTCCAATTTCCGGCGCTGAACAATTTCTGAGATCGTCGGATGCAGCATTGTAGCGCGATTGTACGCATCTTGCAAGCTAATTTTTTGGCCCCGTTTGGCTGCCAAATCAAGTATATCCGCCATGTCATCTTTTACGTCCCAAGCGAACTCCATCTCGGGGTTGTTCATAAACTCCTCAGTCTCTTGCTGAAGAGTTTGGATGACTTGCTGCTCTTGCGCCTGCTGTCGCTGCTGTATGCTACTGACAAATTGCAGAACATTGTCCAGCCGTGGATCTTGATACTGCTGCGGTGCAGCTTGCTGGGGTACTGCCCTGCCCTGCGCTTTAGCGGATAGCAGGCTATCAAGCTGCTCAATGTCTATGCCATACTGTGTAATCAGGTCTGCAACGAGCGTGGCCTTTGTCTGTGGGGTGCCTGTGCGCAGGGTGGCCGCAGTCTGCATAAGGTTTTGAAATGCTTGAATGGGCGTGGCATTCTCAGCCTGTATGAAGTGCATGTACGGCTGTACAGCCTGACTGAACTGCTGATGGAAGTGCCTCGCCTCTGCCGTAGTGCGCAGGGTCTCGGTAATTTCACGCTCACGGCGCTGCACCTCAGCCTGAATAGCAGGGGGTGCCTTGGCCCATTCCTCACGGGCTTCGGGCTTCCAGCTAACAGGTGCCTTGGCCGCAGTCGGGGCAGTGGGGGGCGGGGCTACTGCTTCCGGGCTCTGTTGCCCATCCTCAGGTAGCGGCTCCCCTTCTGTGGCGGGAACCTTGGGGGCGAACCGTCCGGAGGTGTCGCGCCCTGTGGGGGCTGTAGCGGACTTGTCCTCAGCAGGGGGGGCGGCTGACTCTGTGCTTGCTGGGGCTTCTGCAGGCTCAGGGGCTGTGTCAGCCGGGGTAGCTGCTGAGGAGGTAGCTTCCTCCAAGGCTGATCTGATGTCATCGGCGAGTTCTCCAGACATTTGGTATTCCTTTATGCGATTTTAGTGTAGACTTCCTGCGACAGCGTGCTGCGCAGTTCCTTGTCCTGGAAAGTGGCGTTGCGTAGTCCTTCTCGCACCTTAGCCGCCGCGTTCCAAGTACCCTTGTAGTCATCTGCGATAGTGAGGTTGTTGGCCTTCATGTACTGCCGATGCTTTGTTCGTGAAGATATATCTGTGCCGTCAGGGGCTTGCAGATTCTCGTAGTGTCGGTCGCCAGCCAGTGCATTCGCCAGCCCAGACATGCCGGGGGTGACGCACAGCTTGCGTTCCATTACCCCGTGGCAGATTGGGCGTATGGGCGCTGTTGAGTATTCTCGTATGGACTGCATTACGTCAGCCTCTTTACGACACCGAAGGCACTGATATGAGTATGTTGGCATTTGATATATCTATGAGGGGCAAAATTCTAAGCCCCGTGCAGAGGGGATTAGGTTTACCAGTTACGAGATTGTGCAATCCTCGTAATTCCATCTAGTAATTTACGTGCAATATACTCAATGCCACTACTGTAAACTGTATTAGCGGGTATATTTTGATCTGCTGTGAGTAACCCAGAAGGATGAAGTGTATCAGCTCCTGTGTAATATCTACTATTTCCTGCTCCTGTACCAGTTCCGGCATTAGTTTTACCACCCACAATCCAAGGTGGAGTTGCGCTAGTCACCGGAAGAAATGCCACTCTATTAGTTCCTGCTGCTGTAACTGCTGCTAACGCTCCTGTATCTATCGTAGTTAAAGCAGCACTGAGATTTGATGTAGCAGGGAAAGCACCAGTAACAATAATGTTTGCACTGGTATTTGCCAATAAATACGATAATATTGCTGATGTTTGAGCTTGCACAATTGCAGATGTATTTCCTGCTAGTTGTACATCATTTATACTTCCTTGAAGTATTATTAATGGAGTATTAGACGCATTGGCAAGCGCTGTAATTAATTGAAGCCTTCTAGTGTTACCGTAGTTGACAGAACTAGATGTGTAAGATACAGGCAGATGAGCAGCACCATCTGCAACAAGCCCTGTGGCAGACATGCCCTGAGTAATTGTATTTATCCCACCAATCCAACTCATAGCAGACGCGATAGTTAAATCACCTTTAGCTTGAGCGTTAGATGGTGTTCTTGTAGTCCCCATTGTATAGCTGTCTCCCACCAATAGTATTGGTAGACGTTGACGACTGAATGAAATAACCGTATCGTCTTGATCAACTGCGACACCAGCAACGCCTAAAGACTGTTGCACACCAATTGCAATATCGTATATTCCTGCTGCTGCAAAGTTAATTTGCAAAAGTCCATTAGTAACTGCTGCTGAAACTGCGGGTGCAACAGGTATTCCATTAACCCATATGGGGAAGTAATCACTACTAATATTAGTTACACCAGTAAATATTGCACATTTATTTGTATTTGCTGTTCCAATTACTACTCTTGCACGTAGAACAAAGTTTGTTATGAAATTCTGCACTAAACCAGTTAGGCCAAAAATTCCAGACCCTGGAGTTCCAGAGTAATTGGTAGTTACAAATGAACCAGCTGTATTGACAACACTGATATTTCCAACCGCAGTTACTGTAGCGCCTGATCCATAAGTGCCGTCTTTATAAAATACACCATCCACACGAATGGCATCATAACCACCAGTAGTTCCAAAGTAAGTCACCGTTTGTGGGTTGGCTAGTGATACTGTACTTGTTGGAATAGTCACTGATGTGACAAGTGGCTGACTAGTAACTGTCTGTAAGTCAAACGGATTAGCGTTATATGCTTCTTGGCGTGCGGATAGGAGTTTTGCGTATATCGATGTTGTATTAAAAATAACCCCACCCGCAGATAGCGAATCAATCCCCCCGGTGAGGGGGTTAGTAAATGCGCTCACTGGCTGCGTGTCTGGATAGCCTGAGCTGCCTACAGGTGCTCCAATGTCTCTATAGTCGTCAGACACACCGAGGGCTACGTTGTATTGAGTTGCCATGTGGATCCTTTGTCAGTTAGAATAGCAGCATGAGTTCGTCTTCCTCTTGCTGTTGATTACGCTGTTTGACCACATTGTAACGGTCTGCTGCGTATTGCGCAACTGCCGCAGCCGTGGGCGCTACCCTTGGCGGTAACTTTATTTTACTAACGTCTGCCGTGGTGGTCAGCGGAGCAATGGTTTTTACCTTCTTAGGCCGCTTGGCTAGGGGTGCCCACCCGCCTAAGTTGAGCGGTGCCCCTGTAGTTGCAGCCACGCCTGTAGCCGCTGTGATTGTTACACCTGTAAGACTCGCCGTAGCGTTACCGTTTACCGCGACCCCCCCACTTGCGCTGCCCGTAACGGCTACTACCGCAAGTCCCACCACACTGCCCGTAGCCTGCGCCGTACCAGAGCTTGTACCTGTAGCGGGGCTGATAGCAACTACTGTCAACCCACCCGTGGCCGTTGCAGTTCCAGACCCCGTGCCCGTTGAGCTTATGAGTGTTACTGCGGTCAAAGCCCCGGTGCCTGTCGCATTAACGACTGACGCTCCGCTTGCTGTTCCAGTAACTGAGGTGAGTGTTACCGCTGACAGACTACCTGCTGCGGTTGCCGTGCCTGTGCCTATGCCTGTGACTGCGGTAAGGGTGACGCCTGTGACCGAC